TTCTGACGTATAAATTCACCAAAGCATTCATTTTGAATGGATTTACTTAAATGCCGATTTTTCATCATACCTTTAACATTTAAATCTTTCATAACAACACGTGATGGATTCATTTTAATAATTGTACTTGTGCATTGATGAATATAATTATTTCTTATATTAGATAAACGAGAATATATCTCCTTCAATCTTTCTATCAACTTTACAGTATTATTGCTTGTTATATAGATACGCCCATTTTTATTTTGGCGGAATTTTCTGCTTATACTATGTTGATAATATTTAACGCGTTTTTCTAATTCTTTTATTCTTCTGCTTTTATTTATATTATGGAATATTATTGATTTATCATTATATGCAACAACTGCAAGTTCTTTAACGCCAAGATCAATTCCAACTCTTATATCTTCGTGCGTCTGTATTTGGTTCTCACACTCGATGCTAAAAGATATAATCCATTTATTATTTATATGCGTTATACGAACATTGCTGAACTTTTGTTTATTTCCAATTGGTAAGTCAAAATCTGTTTTATACTTGACTCTTCCTATTAACTGAATTTGAACATCCTTGTTGTCACGAAAATAAAATTTTTCATTACAAACAGGATATGATTCTTTTGAATGTTTTTTACTTTTAAACTTAGGGAATCCAGATATTTTAGCAAAAAATCTATCATAAGCATTCTGTAAATCTATACATACTCTTTGTAAACTAGTGTTAGATACATTATATAACCACTCATGCTCACCATCATTTTTTAATGGTTTAAGTAGTTTTATCATATCAAATGCTGTTAGATGTTTTTTACCATTATTATATTCTATGATTTGATATTCTAACATCCAATTCCAAATATATCTGCAAGAACTTATGTGTTGATATAATTTCTGCTCCTGATCCTTTGTTGGAAACAAACGAACTTTATAGCCTTTAATCATGTTGTTCTCCTTTCTTATTGAAATGGTATATACTAATATATTACCATATAAACACGTTCTTAAGAAAAGAGAATTTTAGTTTTTTAGACGCTACTCTTTGCTGAGTCATTAAAACTCCTCATACTTTTCGTATGAGCGTAGACTATATCTTCATTTTATCATGTTTTACGAATTATAAAAATGATAAAAGATTACCATTTCGATTTAAGGGATTCTCACCCACGCCAATCACTTGCGCCCTACTCCTAAAGATATTGATAAAATATCCAATGGGATAGTCGTTGAACCTTATTCTATTCGAATCTTGGCTGCTGATTTGCCATTACAAATACTTAGGATTTAACCATATACCATCTATTTATTTTTTCTACTTTCGTAACCATCACATTTAGACTTGTTTCATTCTTATGTTGTGGTATAAATAGCTTTAGGCTGTTCCAGCAATTAGATAATTTTTTTTTACACACACATTGCTGTATGCGGAGACTGAACTTAAGGTTAATCTCTTTTAATTACTATGGTTTTCATATGTGTTATATATCTCACTTAACTTTATAAATAGTATTTTTAACCTATTTTTATTATTAGGTAAGGAAGATATTACTCATATACGTTTGTCTTATCTGTCTTAATAATGCAAATCATATATTAGTAATATCTTCTATATTGTCATTTTAAACAAATCTTATTTGTTGTTAAAACAGACAAAATACTATAAATAAAATTATATCTTTTGCACTATTAATTATTTAACTCAGCATCAATCTGCTTAAATTTTAAATCTAAGCTGCTGAGTTTATGATTATATATTTTATGTTTCTA